GCCCTTGGCAAAGGGCAGCGCGCCGGAAAGCCCGCCAAGCAGGTTCGAAAACAGCGAGCCCGCCAAATTCTGCAGCGGCTTCAGCCCCTGGTCCAGCGCCATGCCGGCAAGGTTCAGCCCGATCCGGCGCAGCACGTCGTCGAGTTCCCGCCCGCTGACGGCCGCACCCTTCAGCGCGCCGGTCAATTGCGAGCCGAACCGGTCGGAAAGGCCCTGCAAATTCTTCAGCGCCGCCATGAATGGCGCGGTGTCGGCCTCGATCGAGACGACCACTTCCTCAGCCATGCCCTGCCTCCATGATTTTGTCCGGGAACACATGCATCAGTTCTGAAAGTTCACGCCTCCCGATCGCCGAGCGCGACGCGGGCGCAAGCACGCTCATCGCGCGCTCCAGTTCGCGCGGCGTCATCGACCAGAATGTTCTTGGAGATAGCCGCAGCAGGCCGAACCCTGCGGCCATGATCCGGTCCCAGGGAAATTCGTTCTTCTCGCCGGCTGCGGCGGTCAAGGGCCCCGCGGCGGACCCTCCTTCGGCGCGGCCCCGAAAGTCGCAGTCAAAAGCTCCGCCACGATCCGCGCGAAGCCGGCCGCGCCGTCTTCCGCCTGCATGCCCCGCACCGCCTCGTCCTCGACTGGATGCCCAGCGCCGCGCAGGCCTGCGCCCACGATCCTTATCAAATCGGTCGCCGACAGACGGCCGTGCGAAAAGCGCTCCACCAACTCGCCGAGATCGGCAGCCGCATAGGCTGATTCCAGTTCGGCCAGCGCGCCCAGCGTCAGGCACAGCCTGAACGGCTTGCCGTCCAGTTCGGCGGCGATTTCGCCGCGGCGTCGGTTGGCGTTCATGGCGCGGCCGTGAAGCCGATCGCGCCGGCCGATTCCAGCGCGATCTCGAACGTCACCTCGCCATCGTGGCTGCCGGTATATTCGAGCGCCGTGATCTGGAACGGGCCTTCCACCGTGCCGAAACTCGGCACCGCAAGCTGCCAGCCGGAGATCTCCCCGGCGAAGTATTTTGTCCTGATCGCCGCGTCCGACTGCGCGTCCTTGAATATGCCGGAGCCGCTTAGCGAAGCGCGCTGCACCCCGCTTCCGGCCAACAGCTCGCGCCAGCGCCCCGCGGAATCGGCGTCGGTTATGTCCACCGTCTCGCTGTTGAACGCGATCCGCTTCGAGCGCAGCCCGGCGACGGTAACGAAGCTTCCAGCATCGTCGATCTTGAGAAGAAGGTCCTTGCCCTTCTGTGCGACCATTTCGGGTCTCCTTGGTTTGGGGAAATTGAAGCTCCTCCCTTCTCCCCTTGGGGGAGAAGGTGGCCGACCCTGAGCTTGTCGAAGGGGAGGTCGGATGAGGGGTGCTGGACGGAGTGTCAGCGCTGGAGAGTCTTCCAGCACCCCTCATCCGTCTTGGCGCTTCGCGCCAATCCACCTTCTCCCATAAGGGGAGAAGGGAGGCTTCATGCTTCTTCCGTCACCGCCCGAAACCGCAACAACCCATGATGCACCGAGAGATCCTCGTCATAGCGGGCTTCGGCGAATTCCAGGCGCATGTTGACGAGATGATGCTCGTCCAATTCGAGCGCAGCGTCATCGAGCAGCGCCCGCACCGCTTCCATGATGGCCAGCGTTTCCTTCTTGCCCTTGGCCTTCGACCAGACGTGCAGCGTGAAAAGCTGCTCGGTGCCGCTTTCGGTGCCGGTGCTCCAGTCGAAAATGCTGGTCCGGCCGAAGGTCAGATAGGGAAAGGCGACGTTGGCCGGCGCGCGGTCGTATATCTTGCCGCCGCCCAAAAGCGCTGTCACCGCCGCGTCGGCCGCCAGCGCCTCGAATACGGCCTTCTGCAGTTCAGCGGCCGGGGCGGTCATCGCTCTGCCTCATCCTCCGTGCGGCCCTCGCGCGCTCCTTGGCTATCGGGGTCCGCACCTGCGGACGGTAGCGCTGTTCCGCCTCTTCCGCCAGAGTATGCGCTTTCCAGCGCAGCCCGCGCACCAGCCCGTCCAGCGTCAGTTTCATTGCAAGCTTCATGCTCCGGTCTCCCTCACCCTGCAGACGAGATAACGCCCAGTGTCGTCCGGATCGTGGACGGTCGCGATGTCGAAGATCCGGCCTTGCCTGGTGAACCTCATGCCGCTCGCGACGCCGCTCCGGTGCCTCATGGTGATGCGGTGCGTCACCGTTTCCAGCGTCTGGCCGGCGCCGAATCTGCTGGCCGCCGAAACCGGCTCGATCAGCGCGAATACGGTCGCAACCTCGACCCAATTTTCCGTATGCCCGCCCATCGCATCCGCCACGGGCAGGCACGCTTCCAGCGCGCATTCGCTGCGCAGCCGGCCAGGGTCGATGAACAGCGCTCCCATCAGAGTCTTTCCTGTCTTGATTGAACCGTTCTGCCGGAGGTAATTCGCGACAAGGTCGAGGGCTTCGGTGCAGGCCGTATCGGGGATACGGTCAAACCGAAGGCCGAAGGATTTGGCCCGAATTGACCCGGCAGAACGGTTCAATCAAGGCAGGAAAGGCTCTATAGCCTCCGGTCGCGATAGCCGGCGATCATCCGCTCGTAGCCGGGAGGATAGGAAACCGGCTGATCCGCAGGGCTGTAGCTCGCGCGGAACTCGTACCAGTGCGCGACAAGCAACAGGATCGTGCGGCGCAACAGGTCCGGCACGTCTGTCCCGGCTTCGCCGAAGCCGGCCGAAAAATCGATCTCGATGCCGTTCATGGCCCGCAGCGGCTCCGGCCGGCGCTCGAAATGGATGCGGGCCGGCCGGGACAGTGTGTCGACCTCGTAATCCGCCGGATCGACCAGCGACGCCTCGCCCTCGGTTCCGTAGGCGGTCACCGACAGCACCTGCCGCACCGGATGGCGCATCAGCACCGCCCGGCCGCCATGCGGCCAGCGGTCGAGAACCAGCCGCCAGGTCTGGTCGATCAACGCCATGCCGGCCGCCCGTTCGACCTCCTCGCGCGCCGCGCGGATCAGCCCGGCGATGAGGTCGTCCTCGCTTGCATGCTGCAGGCGCAGATGGCTCTTCACCTCGGCAACCGTCACCGGCTCGGCGGCCGGCTCGCCGGTTCGCAAAAGCGTCATTCGTCACCTCGTGTTTGGGGAAAGGGAGCGGCCCCGGCTGGAGACACACCAGGGCCGCGCCGGCCGGCATTAGCGGAGCGTGTGCGTACCCGCATGCCGGCCGGAAAAAGATGCTCGCCCTTCTCCCTGTTGGGCCAGAACGGCGAACCTACGCGGGAGATTGGCCGACCGCATCGACGCCCTTCCCTTCTCCCCTTGTGGGAGAAGGTGGCCGACCCTGAGCTTGTCGAAGGGGAGGTCGGATGAGGGGTGTTGGAAGGGACGGGCCATTGCGTGTTTCGCGCGAGGGCAGCCTAGAAAACGGGCGAACTTTGCCTTGATCCTGAATGCCGCACTCCGTGCAGCACCCCTCATCCGTCTTGGCGCTGCGCGCCAATCCACCTTCTCCCACAAGGGGAGAAGGTGAGCCGCGCCTCAAGACACCCCAAACTTCAGCAGCTTGATAGCATCGAAATCCTGCACGCCGCCGCCGACACGCTTGGTCGTGTAGAACAGCACATACGGCTTTGCGGAGTACGGGTCGCGCAGCACCCGCACGCCGGTGCGGTCGACCACCAGATAGCCGCGCGAGAAATCGCCAAAGGCGACCGGCGTCGTGTCAGCGCCGGCATCCGGCATGTCCTCGGCCTCGACCAGCGGAAAGCCCATCAGCATTGCGCGTTGGCCGGGCGCTGCCGGCGGCTGCCAGAGATAGTTGCCGTCGGCGTCCTTCAGCTTGCGGATCGAAGCCTGCGTCTTGCGGTTCATCACCCAGGCCGCGTTCTGCCGGTATCCCGCTTTCAGCGCGTAGACCGTGTCGATCAATATGTCCGACGGATCGCTGGCCGGCAGCGCACCGGAAACGCCGGTGGCGATATAGCCGATATTGCCCCAGCTCCAGCTCGCCTCCGCCACCTCGGTGTAGCTCAGGAAGCCCTTCGGCTTGTTGACGCCGTCGCCGGAAACGAAGGCCAGGCCTTCCTGTTCGGCGAACGCCGCATCCACCTCGCCGGAAATCCACTGGTCGAGGTCGACCACCGCGTCCTCCAGCAGCGAGGCGGTCGCCGCAGGCATGGCGTAGAGCTCCATCGTCGGAAACTGCAATTCGGCCAGCGTCGGCGAAGCCGTCTGCGGCCGAACCGCCGTCTCCGCCACC